GATTCTAATAATCCTGATTGGGTTCATGTTTCTTATGAAACTACTGGTAAGCAGAGAAAGCAAATACTCAAGGCAATAAGGGTAAACGGAAAAACTTCCTATACTAATTACAAATGACAAAAGTACAAACGTGCGTTGAATATCGTGAGAAGTATGGGTGGGATATGCCAACGATGAAACTTGCAAGGATTATCTACAAGGATAATCCTTTGCTTTTTAATTCACTTGATACGGCAAGGACTGCTTTGAGAAGCATTGAAGGTAAAAGTGGGTCAAGGACCGCAATAAGAAAAGATATTGATGCAAGACCAAGGAATCCATACAATCTACCTCAATCGGATGAGGCGGTTTATGAACCTTATAACATTGATGCCAAGAGGTTACTGGTATTATCTGACATACACATTCCTTATCATTCCATAGATGCTTTAACTTGTGCTTTTGATTATGCCAAGAAGGAGAAACCTGATGCAATACTACTAAATGGTGATACCATAGATTTCTTTGGTCTAAGCAGGTTTATGAAAGACCCAAAGAAGAGAAGCGTTGCTCATGAACTACAAGCATTTAAGGAGTTAGTTGATGTCATCAAAAATACTTTCAATGCTAAAATATACTACAAGATGGGAAACCATTGCGAAAGGTATGAGCATTTTCTTTGGATGAAAGCACATGAACTGGTAGGAATTGAGGAATTTGATTTCAGCAATATCATTAAAGCAAGGGCAGAAGGAATAGAGATAATCAAGGACAAGAGGATAATGAAAGCAGGTGACTTGAACATTATACATGGTCATGAGTTCGGAGGTTCTGTGTTCAGTCCCGTAAACATTGCAAGAGGTCTTTTTTTGAAGGGTAAGGTATCTGCTATGCAAGGACATAACCATCAGACCAGTGAGCATACTGAAAGCAATATGAACGGGGAAATAACTACAACCTGGTCACTTGGTTGCCTATGTGAGTTACACCCTGCATACTTGCCTATCAACAAATGGAATTGGGGTATGGCAATAATTGACATTGATGGTCAAAACTTTGAGGTAAGGAACAAGAGAATCCATAACGGCAAAGTCCTATAACTATGGAAGAGGACCTCATTTTAGGCGAAGGCGAAGAGGTTGAATATGTTGAGGAAGAGATAGGGTACAGGTACACCGAGTACATATCTTGTTCGGTTGAGGTCCTGACAATGTTGGAAACTGCTAATCCTATGACAAGAGATGAGGTAGAAAAGATGCAGGAAATAAAACAACTTTGTTTAGAAATGCTTGAATTTTCTGTAAAATCCATGCATTGAATGCTATTTACTAATGACATTTGACTGTGCATTGTGTTTATTTTAATGTGATTCTCCCCTGATATTTTTATATCGGGGGTTCTTTTTATGGGTAATCGCAAAGAAATATTTTAAAAAAGATTAAAAAAGTGTTGTTTATATGAAATAAAGAGTTAGATTTGCTAAACAATCACACTTAAAAAACACAAAAAATGAAAGCAATTATTAAAATTAACTTGATGAACCTTCAAGGTACAATGCATAAGGTTGTAAAAGTTCAAGACAATTTATATTATATAAATGTCCCATTTTTAAATGATTTTATCACATTAACATTTTTACCTTCTCAAGTTGAAATATTTAATTAATCACATAAAACAAAAAACAATGAAAGCAAAAAGAATCATTACTTGGGCAACAATTATCGCAATGCTTTGGGTAGTAGGGCAATTGCAAGACCAATTTTGTAGGTAATGAATGCCAAGAAGATACTGCAACCAATATGGGTAAAATGCAGATTATGCAAGTCACTTTACACAATCACAATAAAAACACAATCACTATGTCCGAAATGCCACTGCCTAAATGGGGCGACTTAACCCCATACGAAAGACACAAACTCCTTGGGGAGTTAATTGATTCAATGATTTACTCAGGAGAAGCAGTGTTTCACCTAAGAGCAAAAGTTGAACAGTTCAGATTGATGGGATATGTTAGGTCTGTAATTTTACCTCAAAACGAAGAACAATGAAACCAAAAACATTAAAAGAATTTCAAGAGTACCTTCAGCAAGAACTTGACTACGGATGGAAAGAACGCACAGAATGGACAAGAGGTTTTGATGATTGCCTCATTAGATACATCCAAAAGATTAATGAGTTCATCGGAGAAGAACCAGTTAAAGAAGAAACCTGTCCCGAATGTGATGGGAAAGGTTGCAAAGATTGTACATTTTTAAAACCTGAAGAACTATGACAGAACAAACGACAAAAGTATGCGGTCGGTGCAAGAAAGAAAAACTCAAAACCGACTTTCACAAGAGCAACACAAGGGTAGACAAGTTGAGCAATCGTTGCAAGGTCTGTGAGAAGATAGTTAAGAGCAAGAAGCACAATGACCCTTATGCGGACCTATACAGAATATTTTAATCAATAAAAACCAAAACAAATGACAAGGCAAGAACTTAGAAGATTGAGAAGAGCAAAAGAAATTACACAGGAAAAGTTAGCAGAATTGTCAGGAATCTCACTGGCAACTATCAACAGAGCAGAGAAAAGCGGAAAGGTCAGACTGTGTACAATGCAAAAATTGTTTGAAGTATTAGAAAATATTTCTTAATTTTAAATCAAATAAAATCACAAAAATGAAAAAACAAGTCACAACAAATGTCCGCATACCTGCGGAATGGTTAAAGATTTCCTTAGCAGACATTATGATAATGGTTACCGCTACCATTAACGATGCGGAGGATTACGTTGATGTTCAAGTAAGAGAAATGCTTATTCCAGGTTACCACTGCTTAAACATCTTACCTCAGTATCATACTGCATTCTATGAATTGGTAGAGCAGAGATGCATGGATGCTTTTACGTTCAAGATGGATTCAGAGTATGACCACGAATACTATTCCGACTATGTACTATGACCGTATTGAGATGACCCTTGAGGTGCGTGGCGAAGTCCGTGCAATCGCTTTCCCTCAAAGAACTTACGAGGGTATATCAAACCAACGAAGGCAATGGTACTACTTTTACGGACTAAAGAGCATTAAAGATTGGGAAATATACATTTCTCATATATCACCAATGAAAGAGAATACACCTTTTAGAATAGAAAGACCTTTTCCATATTTAATAAAATCACAACAAAATGGCACAGAACAAGAATCAAGACCAGTCAACCTCTATTGCGAACCAGTTGATACTTCAGGGGGACTTGTCCAAACTGTCGGCAAACGACAAAGTGAGGTATTATAATGGGTATTGTGAACGCATGGGACTTGACCCATTTACCAAACCTTTTGACATCCTCAGACTTAATGGTAAGGAAGTCCTCTACTGCACAAGGTCAGGAACTCAGCAATTGAATAAGTTGCACAAGGTTTCTCACCTTATTACCTCAAGGGACACAAATGCAGAGGCAGGGGTTTACATTGTAACATCTAAGGCATCTCTTCCTGATGGCAGATGTACTGAAAGTATCGGAGCAGTTAACATTGCAGGACTTAAAGGAGAGGCTTATGCTAATGCCATTATGAAGGCAGAAACCAAGGCAAAAAGAAGGGCAACACTTGACCTCTTAGGATTAGGTGTTTTGGATGAATCAGAGGCAGAAACCATCCCTAATGCAACCACAGTGGCATTGCAAACAATGGTTGAAGCATTGCCTCAGATGGAGGTGGAAGCGGTTGAGGTAATTGAAGAAGACCCTGAGTTGAGCATTGGAAGATTAATGATTGCAATTAAGAAAGCAGAAACCATTGCAGAACTCAAGAGCATTTACGAAAGCAATAAACACAAAGTAGAAACCAATAAATTTGTAAAAGATGAACTTAAACAACGAAAATCAGAAATCCTTAAAGGTTAATGACATTAAGGTGGGGGATATTGCCCCCACTAAATTTGGCATTGAGTTAATGGCAGATGCTATCCAAGAGCAGGTAAACGAAGGACTGCTTGACCCTTTGGAACTGGCAATTAAGTTTAATGGTTTAGAACAATTGGTTAAGTCGGTAAAATCCCGAATTACTGCCAATGTTCTTTCAGAACTAATGAAGCATCCAAAGGGCAAGGCAGAGGTACTTGGTGCATCAGTATCGCAGATGGATTCGGTAAAGTATGACTTCTCAGACCTACCTGGTTGGTCCGAACTTGAAGAGCAGATAATTGCTTTAAGGTTACAACAGAAGGAGATTGAGGATGTAGAAAAAGAATACCATAAGGGAGACCTACCAATTAAGTCAGTAACTTCAACCTTCAAAATTCAACTTTCAAAATAACAAATATGCAAAAATTAATCAGTCTGAACATTGATGTGAGTAAAATTGACTCTAAAAGATTGTACAAGGGTAAAAAAGGGCAATATTTGTCCGCGACTTTATTCCTCAAAGAAGAGGTGGACCAGTACGGAAACAATGGTTTTATCGTTGAATCCATCACCAAGGAAGAAAGAGATAAAGGTCTGAAAGGTACAATCATCGGTAATGCCAAGTTTATGGCAGCAGGTGGACCTCAAAAGCAAGAAGAACCCCAAGACTTACCATTCTGATTGAAAACCAAAGGAGAGGTTGTAATGACCTCTCCTATACTTAAAACAAACACAATGCAAATATCACTGGATAATCACGAGCAGGAAATTGTTAGAGGCATCGCACTGGCAAGGCACAAGAATAACATTGACAGAGGAAGCAGGTCATATAAGATGGGAGGAGGTGATGACCTTCTCATTAACCTTGAAGGCACTGGTGGAGAGTTCGCATTTTGCAAACTAAAAAACATCTACCCTGATATGACCATTGACCATCCTATCCCATACGATTGCTACATCAACGGGGTTGGTTTTATAGATGTAAAGACTTCAAAGAAACCAAACGGGATGCTTTTGGTTGGAACTTGGAAGTATAGGGCAATACCTGAGTATTATGCCTTAATGGTGGGAGAGTTCCCTAACTATGAGTTCAAGGGATACTTCCGTGGGTCAGAAGTTTTTAAACCTGAGAACCTTGTTAACTTAGGTCATGGAGATACTTATGGGATACCACAGGACAGATTAAATATGGACTTATGAGGGTAGTGCAAATCATATACTTTTTTATCATCTCAGTACCATTGGCGGTCTGCTTTTATATGGGTGCAACCATTATTTCACTAATAAAACCAAAGTTTTGAGGGACATAACCTATCACTTAGAGAACGCAGTTGAGTACCTTGTCTATGACCTTAGCATTGAGAATATTGAAGAACGCAGAGCAAAGGCGGTCACATATCGGTCAGGTAAGTGTGTATGCAATTTTATGGGATATCCTCCCAATAAGATTAGCGACTTGAGGCAGGTTGGTCGCAAGGTTATCAGCAGACTTGATGGCAAAACCTATGCGGTCCGAGTAAAGAAAAAAGTTGAAGATGTTAAATAAAAAGTTATATTTGGAGTACTTGATAGGGGAACATCAGGTACAAGATAAACTTATTAATGCCTTAGAAAGGTTCGGAGGTTTGCAAGAGCAGACCTGTTCCCCCCGAATCTTTTTAAGGTATTTTTTATTATGAATACTGGACAAATAGTAAAGAGCAAGTCAACCGAAAGGT